ATAAATACTGGCAAGGCTGCAATGGCTTTCCGTAGATAGTTGCATTTGCAACAATTGTGTGTAAGACTCCGAGCGTGGGTCTTTTCTCTCGCAAAATCCGAGCCGAATTCGCCAGTGCGCCTATCAAGGCTGCTGCTGGTGTCGGCTCGTCCGGAATCCCACCGTTTTACTCATGGAGCAGTGGCACTTTAGAAACGCTTGCGCTTACTTTGCCTACGGTTTCACGCTCTTATGATTTGATGGCTTCGACCATTGGAAGCCTTGAGTTCAGGCAATGCACAAAGCAATGGACAGGCGAAAAATACGAAAAGATTTATGTGCCAAACGAAACGTGGATGGAACGCCCTGATCCAAATGTGCCACGCCAGTTCATGCTTGCAAACACCTTCAAAGACCTCTGGTTTTATGGGAGGTGCTTCTGGTATGTGACCTCTAGGAATGCTGGCGACGGTCGCCCAATGTCTTTCCGTTGGCTACCAGCTGCAAACATTCAAACCCCTGACGAGGTAGGCCCACAGTATTTTGGGATGACAGACAACATTCAGTTCAACGGCGTCAACCTTGACGCATCGAATGTGATCACATTCTTGTCGCCAACAACTGGCCTTGTTTTTACAGGTAGCAGAGCGTTCAACATTGGCTATCACTTAGACCAAGCAGCCGACCGATACGCCACCATTGAAACAGTGCCGGGCTACCTGCAGCAAACCTCAGCAGGCGAAACCATGTCAGGTGAAGAACTAGGCGACCTCGCTTCTTCTTGGGCGCAGGCTCGCCGTGATGGAAACGTCATTGGCGCACTCAATAACTTTGTGGAATTTGTTGAGTTTGACAAAGACCCGATGAGTGTCAACAGCGAACAACGCCAGTATCAAGCACTCGATTTGTCAAGGCTTTGCTCCGTTCCTGCTTATCTCGTTTCGGCACCAACCCCCGGTGCTTCAATGACTTATCAAAATGCACAGCAGGCTCGTCAAGACCTTTGGTTGTTTGGTGCACAGATGTATGCCACAGCAATTACACAGCGCCTATCAATGGATGACGTGTTGAGCCGTGGACGCCACGTTGAATTTGACCTAGACGATCTACTTGAGCAGAACGACATGGCCGAAATGTACAAAGAACCTGAAGTGCCTACACCATCGGAGACAGAATTATCATGATCAGACTTCAAGCCATCCCAGTGACACTGGATGCTGCTGCAGGCGAAGATTCGCCACGCACCATCACAGGCGTTGCCGTACCTTGGGATGTCACAGCAACAGTTTCAGACGGCACAAAGGTTTCTTTCCTTCGTGGCGCTTTTGACCTTGAAGCAAAGAACCCTAAACTTTTGGAAAATCACGATTCGACGCAGTTGCGTGGCGTTGTGACTGAACTTGCAGATTCAGAAGAAGGACTTTTGTTTACTGCAAAGTTTGCCAAGACCAGAGCATCAGACGATGCAATTGAACTTGTCAAGGCAGGTGCTTACGACTCCGTAAGTGTGGGCGCTATCCCACTCAAATTCACTATGTCAAAAAACGGCACAATGATTGTTTCTTCAGCATCGCTAGAAGAAATAAGCCTTGTCGCTTCACCGGCATTCAAGGATGCCATCATCACAGAAATCGCTGCTTCAGAACCTGAACCAGAAGAAGAAGCAACCGAAACCCCCAACAACGACACTTCCGAGGAGGAAACCATGTCACAAGAAAACCCAACAGCAGTCGAGGCTGCAGTTCCAACAACCCCAATTTTCGCACAGGCTCGTCGTGTTGTGGAAATTCCAACAGCAGTTCAATACATCGCAGCAGCAATCGCAGGTGGCGACCAGTGGCGAGCAATGTCAGAAGCACTCCGTGCAGCTGCACCCGACATCGTCACAAACGACACACCGGGCCTTTTGCCAACACCAATCTTGTCGCCTGTTTACAACAACTTCATTGGTCGTCGTCCAATCGTTGATGCAGTCGGCGTACGTGCAATGCCACAAGGTGGCAAAGTGTTCATCCGTCCTGAAGTAACCACGCACACCACAATCGGTGCTTCAATCTCTGAACAGTCACCATCGCAAGGCACTCTCGTTGTGTTCAACAACCAGGTCACCAAGCAAATTTTTGGTGGATATGTGAATATCAGCGAAGCCGATATCGACTGGAGTGATCCTGCAATCTTGTCAGTCGTTCTTGACGACATGGGCCGTATCTACGCCAACGCAACAGACAACTACGCAGCCGACCAATTGGCTTCAGGTGCAACCACCACAAGCAACTTCACTGCAGCATCTGTTGATGATCCGTCTTACTGGGCAGAATGGGTTGCAAATGCAGCAGAAACCATTCTTTCCGCATCAAACGGCAACTTGCCAACGCATATGTTCATGAACCCATCAATGTGGGCCGAACTCTTGAAGTTGTCCGACACTGCTGATCGTCCTTTGTTCCCACAGGTAGGCCCAATGAACGCATTCGGTAGCCTCGCTCCGGGTCAAGTAAACGGCAACGCCTTTGGGCTTCAGGTTGTTGTTGATCGCAACTTCAACGCTGCAACCACAATCATTGGTGACGCCACTGGTTACGAACTGTTCGAGCAACAGAAGGGCGCAATCAGCATTGACTCACCATCTACGCTCTCACGCACTCTGGCCTTCAGAGGGTATTTTGCAGCATTGATGATTGACTCAAGCAAGTTCGTCAAGGCTACTTTCGTCTGATAAAGACGAACTAAAAGGAACTGAAGAACCATGGCCACTTATGATCTAGCGTTTCACACACGCCTAGACGGTGTTGTGGTTCTTCAAACCTTCGTTGAAACTGGTATCACCGTTGGCGATGTTGTCACCATCGCTGGCGCTGGCCACGATCTAAACGGAACACACACCGTTCTCTCAACGCAAGACTTTGAGTACATTGGCGAATCGGATGAGGGCGATTTTGAGTTTGACAACAATGTCATTCGTCTCTATCAGTTTCTTAGCCGTGACGCTGGGAATGACCTAGAGCGTTCTGTTGCGACAGGAACTGTGACATTCACACCGTCTGTCTCGTGGATACAGGCTTCCGATGTCACAAGTTGGTTAGGTATTGACGTGGCTACTGCTAACGACACGGCCTTCATAACGGTCTGCGTCAATGCCACCAACAACTGGTGCTTCAGAAAGCGTCGTGAGGCTGGTTACACAGACTCGATGACGACAGTGCCAGGTGCCGATGTGAAACTTGGGGCGATCATGTATGCCTCAACCCTGTATCGAGAAAGAGGATCGGCAGATTCCTTCGCCAGTTTCGATTCCATGTCATCAATACCTATCCCCTCAACCATGGGACGCATCATGTCTCTCATTGGTTGTGGCCGTCCACAGGTGGCGTAATGGCTGCATCTGGAATCCTTGTTGACGCAGTGAACGCAATCAAAACAGCGCTCACAGCGTTGGGTTTGAAACCAGTCACAGACCCACGCAACGCACGCCCCATGTCTGTTTTTATTGAATTACCAGTGATGACGTCATGGACTTACAACGTGGGCGACTTTCGCATTCCAGTTCGCATACTTGCAGCTCCTCCTGGCAACCAAGATTCAGGTGACTACTTGATGACAACGGTTGACACAATCATGAACTCTTCCATTGCCGTAGTTGACGCCCGACCGGGCAACGCTTCTTACGGTGGGCAAGACATACCAACATACGATTTGACTGTGGCTATCGCAGTCAAACGAAACTAGAAAGGTCAGAAATGGCAACAACAACATTCCTCAGCAATGCAACGATCAACATCACGCAAGGCGCAACCACATACGATTTGAGCGACCAAGCAAATCAAATCACTCTCACCATCGGTCAGGACTCGCTCGAAGCAACAGCATTCGGTGACACTGGTCATCGCTTTGTTGGTGGCCTTCAGAGCGTCGAAGTCTCAATTGACTTTTTCCTTTCTTACGGTGGCTCAGGCGCAACGTCAGAAGTTGAAACAGCACTTGCAGCAATGGTCGGCCTAGGCACCACAACACTTGTCATCAGCCCTTCAGGAACAACTGAGTCAGCGTCTAACCCTGAGTACACCATCACAAACGCAATGCTGGAAAACTTCACACCAATCAACTCAACCGTTGGTGAACTCGCAACCGTAACGGCTACCTTCACTGGTGGCACATGGGCACGAGACATCACCTGATCTAAGGAACGAGGGAAACAATGAAAATCCAACTACGCATCACGCCCAACGAAGGCGAACCATACGAACTAGAAACAAACCTGTTCGTCATTGTCGCTTGGGAACGCAAGTTCAAACAAAAAGCCTCAACGCTTGCTAACGGCATCGGCATCGAAGACCTTGCGTTCATGGCGTATGAATGTTGCAAACAGCAAAACATTCCAGTGCCAGTTTCATTTGACGAATACATCAAGAAAGTCAATGCAGTAGAAGTAGTTGGTCAAGAAGACCCAAAAGCCACCGAAGCAACAGTTACCGAAGAGCCTTAGCAGAGGTACTTGTTGCAACAGGGTTTTACCCCCCACAAATAGAATTTGAGATTGACGATCTAACGACAGTCATTGAGATTCTGAACAACCAGCAGAAAGCACAACGGAAATGACAGCATCAGCGTCTATTGAAATGACAGGTCTGAAAGAAGCCATCCGTTCTTTGAACAAGGTTGAGCCTGGTCTGCGTAAAGAGTTCACTAAGAACGCCAACGAAATTGCCCAGCCAGCCATCCGAGAAGTTCAGCAGGGCTACGCCAAGATTCCTTTGTCCGGTATGGCCCGAAACTGGACAGACAAAACAGGACGCAAAATCTTTCCATTCTCCGTGGCCAAGGCACAGTCGGGAGTCAAGTTGAAAGTGGACGCTGCAAGAGAAGCAGTCAGCCTGATCTACATCACACAGACCTACGTCGGCGCTGCCGTCTTCGAGGCTGCAGGTCGTAGCAACCCCAACACCCTAGGAGACTCTCTAGGGCCACTCAAACCCAACCAAACGAGAGTTCTTGGGCCTTCTGTATTCAGGAAGCGTGGCGAGATTGAAAAGGCTTTACAGCGCCTCTCAATGGATGCCATTCAACAAGTCCAAAAGGAACTGAACTAATGGCACTTGCAATCCCCATCATCTCAACCTTCGACGGTGGAGGTGTCTCCAAGGCAATCAACGAATTCAAAAACCTTGAAGGCGCTGGCAAGAAAGCCCAGTTCGCCATCAAGAAGGCAGCCGTCCCTGCAGCTGCAGCCTTGGCTGGTTTGGCTGTTGTCCTAGGTGACGCTGTATCAGGCGCTATTGAAGACGCTGCAGCCCAAGACCTGCTCGCTAACAGCCTAAGAAAGACCACTGGCGCAAACGACGCACAGATAGCCAGCGTCGAAGACTGGATCACGGCGCAAGGTCAACTGCTCGGAATCTCGGACGACCAATTGAGGCCGACTCTAAATCGGCTCGCCAGGGCAACTGGTTCAGTTACAACGGCGCAAGAGTTAGCAACTCAAGCCATGGACATCGCTGCAGCCACCGGCAAACCACTGGAGACCGTCGTAGGAGCACTGGAAAAAGCCTATGGTGGCAACCTTGCAGCCCTAGGCAAACTTGCTCCTGAATACCGTCAGATGATCAAGGACGGCTCAACCTTTGAAGACGTCATGTTTGCACTTGCCCAGACCACTGGTGGCGCAGCTGCAGATGCAGCCGAAACGACAGCAGGCAAGTTTGCTCGACTGAAACTTGGTTTTGACGAAACAAAAGAATCCATTGGTGCAGCGTTATTGCCAGCCGTCGAAAAACTTTTGCCTTACCTTCAGAAGTTTGCAACCTGGGCGCAAGACAACCCCGAAACATTTATGATCATTGCTGGCGCTTTAGCAGCAGTAGCAGCGTCCATTGTCGCTATAAACATTGCTATGGCACTGAACCCGATTGGGCTAATCGTTATTGGCGTGATTGCGCTCATTGCTGGTCTTGCCATTGCCTACAAAAAGTTTGAAGGTTTCCGAAACATTGTGGACGGCGTATTTGGCGCTATCAAATGGTGGATTACTAATGTTGTCATTCCTCAGTTCAACCTCATGCTCACAGTGTTCAAATCCATCTTCAACGGCATTGCCTCTGTCTGGAACAACACCATCGGCAAATTCTCTTTTACTGTGCCGTCGTGGGTGCCCGGTATCGGTGGCAAGGGTTTTGCTATGCCTGACATTCCGATGTTGGCTGCAGGTGGCATTGTTACTGGCCCGACGCTGGCGATGATTGGTGAAGGCCGTGGCCCAGAGGCTGTGATTCCATTAGATCGTATGGGCGAGTTTGGCATGGGTGGTGGCACAACTGTCAACATCAACGTCAACGGTGGAGACCCAAACGCAGTTGTTGCAGCGTTGCGTACCTACATGCGTCAGAACGGCTCTGTGCCGATTAGAACAAACAACGCTTTCTAATGCCGTACAACTACAAAGTCGAGTATTCAACTACAGCCAACACTGGCACATGGGTTGAGTTAGATGATGTGCAGGACATCTCGTTCAGCATTGGCAGGCAATTCATGCTTGACCAATACAGCGCCTCTACAGGGTCGCTAACCATTCGCTACCCAACTGGATACGCAACACCTAACACAGCAATGGTGCCCGATACCTATGTAAGGATCTGGGGGCCAAACACCACTGATGGCAACTATGCGATGTATCACGGAATCATCAAAGATGTGAGCGTAACTTATGGCATTCCGTATGTGGGTGGTGTGGGTCAGGCTGACTATCTGAATGTGACCCTTGAGGGTGGTTTTGCTCAGGCTTCTCGAATGTCAGGTCAGAACTATGCAATGGCTGCAGGTGATTTTTATACGCAATGCAACACGGCTAGCACCCAAACAGGCTTGTCTATTGGCATTAGTGCCACCACACCACAGATGGCTGCTTCAACAGTTTCGGGAACTTGGGGCGACTGGATAAACGCTTCGCTGGTAACTATCAACGGCAGAATGTCTGATTGCACTGGATACAGCTCCATAAATCTGAGTGGGCCTTTCAACGCTCGTACCTGCACAGTGAACTTTTCCGACGTGGCTAATAACGCCACTAACCAGGTGTATGACCAAGCAGATTTTGGTGCATTGTCAGACAACTTCTATACACAAATAACGGTTGATCCTGCAGACTATGCAGGTCAGACCGTCACCAATGTGGGCGCTACTGTTCCGTACCGTACTTACACGGTGAACACGTTGTCGGCTTCTGCCGGTCAAGCCCTCGACCAAGCCAACTTTCTGTTGAGTCAGTACGGCACACAAAAGTTTGCTTTGACCAGTGTTTCTTGTTTGGCTGAGGCTCAGAGTTCTTTCCAAATGGATTACATGGGGCTTACAACTTTTGGTTTTTTGATTGGGGCGAGGGTGTCGGTCACTTTCCGTGGCACTGTGTACTACTCAATTATTGAGGGTGTAAGGGTGACGGCTACGCCTGAGTCAAGCCGATACACGTTTTACCTGTCGGGCGCTGACCTAAACAACTACCTTATTCTCAATGACACGGTGTTCGGCACGCTCAATTACAACAAGTTAGGATACTAAACATGGCCATAAACGACCTTTTTACCACTGGCGCAGTGCTTACGGCTGCGCAGATGAACAACCTGCCTATGGGGGTTGTCACCAGGGTTTCAACATCGCCAGGCCAGACAGCGACAACTATTACGGACATGACAGGCGTAACGGTCACTTTTACACCGAAAGCAAGTAGCCGTATTTACTTGATTGTTGCGCAATTGGAGTTGTACAACAGTCAGGCAGGGACTCTGGCAACAATTGAACTTACGGACGGCTCTAATGCCGTATTACAAAACCAGCAGTTATACATTGTTCCTGCAAACAGTCAAACCTGCACAACTATTACATGGGTTGAAACTGGCCTCAGTGGTTCAACAACTCGCAAAATACGCTATGGGCGTGGTTTCGGCAACACAGGAAACGTCATTACTTTTGGCGACCAGCAACTCACGGTTATAGACATCGGAGCGACCTGATGAAACGCCTAGCCCTGATTAGCCTGCTCGCCATCACCCTCACAGCCTGCTCAGACCGTACAAGAGTGAACTGCGAACGCATCAAAAACAAAGCACCCGGTGCAGTAGAAACCACAGTGCAAGTTGGTGGTGGTCGCTGTGGCTAGAAGGCGATACACAAACGACGAAATCAAAGCCCGACTAATACTGATCGTCGGCATCACATTGTCAGTCACATTTGTGGCATCTACAGGCGCTCTGCTGTTCGGATTGCTATTTGTCGTACAGCCTCTCGAGGTTTCAGAAAATGACAAATCGGCCTGGGCGCTCCTCAGTCCAATGATGCTCTTTCTCTCAGGGGCGCTCTCATCCTTACTCGCTTCGAACGGGATCAAAGGACCAGCCAAACCACCACTAAAGGACACAGAATGAACCTCAACCTCACAGCCTCACAGAAGGCTCTCCTAGCCTCCTACGGACGCTCACTGCTCGCCAGTGCTGTCGCTACATACACAGCGACACAAAGCCCCACAGCGACGCTCAACGCAGTTTGGGCTGCAGCAATCCCCACAGCCATGCGCTACTTCAACCCAGCAGACAAGGCTTTCGGTCGTGCCTCGTAAATACCCCTATTACCCAGTCACCACGCCCGGCACAGGCAAACTTGCAGGAACAGAAAAGTTCGTTGATCTATGCAAACGGCGCTGGGGCTTCACCAACTTAGGCACGTTTGTTGTTCGCAACATTCGAGGAGGCAAAACCCTTTCCGTGCATTCACTTGGCGTCGCTGGCGACATTGGCTATCCCAAGACCAGAGCAGGCAGAGCACAAGCCAAGGAAGCGTGGGATTGGTTCATTGAGCACTCAGAAGCCCTAGGACTGTGCGAACTGCACGACTACGCCTATGGGGACTTCGGAAGAGGATGGCGCTGTTCTAGAGGCGAAGGGCAAAAAGGCGTGAAAATCTTTACAGCAACCGACAACGCAGGTTCAATAGGGGGCGCATGGCTTCACTTTGAACTTGAAATGGACTTGGCAAAAGACGCTAAAGCGCTCGAAGCAGCATGGCGAGCGTTGCCAAAACCCAACTCAGACAAGGCATAGCCAACTCTGACAGGCTCTAGGCGTG